TCATTACAAGAAATCAAGATCGCGATCAGAAACGGAAACTTCAGCTTAACAGAGCTGAATGAACTGTCTGAGTACACCCACACAATCAAAGCGAGATCTGCAAAGGATTCTATTCGTGTCGGTTCACAGGTGTTTGTAGTTCAAAAAACTAAAAGAACTTTAGGCACTGTTACCAAAGTGAACATCAAGAAGGCCATTGTGCAGATGAATGGTGGCCAGAAGTACAGTGTTCCATTTTCAATGCTAGAGGCAGCGTAAATGAAAGAAAAAGAAATATCAAAGACAGACGTTTACATTGTTCATTTCTTCGCAATGTTCGGTGTATTCAGTATGTTTTACTTTTTGCTCGATTTTGGTCTAACTCAGGCAGGTTACTAAGAATGAATGATCCTCGCATTGAAGCGTATAAATCTATTATCGAATTTGCAGATAATCTCGTCAAGACAACCATCGACTTCACTCAAGCCGAGAAGCTTGAAATGCTCTTAGATTGCATCGAGGCTACAGATTATCAGGTGACAGCTATCCTCGATAATCTATGGGATGATGCTCATCCGATACCACAATCTGCTTACAAGGATCCAGATTACAATGCTTGAATTAACACCAGAAGCTTTAGAAGCCCATGAGTGGGCAGTGTCCAAGGGTATATCTATTGACAGTGTAGAAGAAGTCATACAGATTGTCCTTGATCAAGAGGTTGTCACATACCAAAGCCGTGATGGTGCTGTGTGTTTTGACAGATTTGACGTTGTCGACACAACGGGGCTATGGCTTTAATGTCAATGTTTGCAAAGCGCGGTAGATGTCCATTGTTAAAGACTCCGATTATAGGGAATATCTGGGACAATAGCTACAACGGGGTGCCTTCTCCAGCTGAGGTTTACAACAACTGGGTACGTTACAAAGCTGGTGAATATAATCTAGCGAGCCTGAGAGGAGAATCAGGGGAAAAGATCATCCATGCAACTGAATTTCTAACAGTTTTAAACATGATCTATGACAATCCCTTTGGTCCGACTACAGATAAGCTGGCCCGAGATATAGTAAATGACGTCAAATACGCTTTTACTCGTAAAGAATACTGAAAAGGATAGAAAAATGACAAATATATTTGATGATTTAGATGGTTTGGTTGAAGAAGAAGATCTAAGTCCTGATTATGTCGCTGAACAAGTGATCTGTCAGGTACGGAAGATTGTAGATTCCATTGGCAACCCTACACAATTACACTGGGTACAGACAGGCGCTGACCGTAAGGGCGGAAAGCTGTGGATTGGTCACAAGAATGCTCAACTTCTGCTTAATCTGTTCGACAAGTGTACAAACCGAGCAGCCAAAGAGATGGGATATGTCAGTAATAGACAACGTCCAGAGATGATTGCTGCTCAGACGCGCGCCAAAGCGCAGCTAACAGAAAAACTACAGACAGTGAAAGGTCTAAAGGAGCTCATTGTCTTTGTAAAAGATCATAAGGAGGCATTATCTGTATGAAAATAGATAAAATTCGCGATAAACTAAGTGCCCTACAATTTGCTATTGACTCGTGTCACACAATCAATACACTCAGGGCGGATACTGTTGAAGGATCTACATTTGCAATGCTATCAGAGCTGAAAGTAGATCTTCTAGACGCACTCTCTGAAGCAAATTCACTACAGGAGACAACAGATTGCAGATTCTGAAAGAGATTACCGTGTGGGACAAGGTAGATTACACTGTTCCGAATCACACCTACGCAGTGAATGATGCTGGTAAGTGTGTTGCTTACAAGAAAGCAGGGTCAGATCATGTCCATGTCTTTTCTAAGCCTCGGATGTTTTCTAAAAGCTATAGAAAGTTTGTTAAACAGAAGCCAGAGCGGTTATCTGTTCCCTGGTTGCAGATTCTAGATGATGCTTATGCTCAGAGGACTGCAGTATGACAGATCATATCGATATGGAGAAGCCAGATAGTGAATGGTATCCAGTAAACTTCGATTGGTATGTGAAGTGGGTAGCAAGTGTCTTGATTCTAGCAAGTTTGGCCTTCCGTGCTGCTGGTATAGAATATAGATTGTTCGATCTGACCATTGGCTTCTTCGGAGTTGCTCTGTGGCTATGGGTGTCTATTATCTGGAAGGACAGGGCGCTGATTATCCTCAATAGTGTCTCACTCATGATGCTTGCCACAGCATTAATTAAAGAATTCTTCTAAAAAGTAACTATTCGGCATGTACAAACAGATCATTTCTTGATAGAATGGTCTTATCAAATGTGAAAACAAACAGGAAAGTATATTATGTCTCATGAATTAGAAATTGTTAACGGTCAGGCTCAGATGGCTTACTCAGGTGATCTTCCTTGGCATGGTTTAGGTGTACAGGTTGGTGATGATCTTACTCCACAGGAGATCATGGAGGCTGCTGGATTAGATTGGTCTGTTGAACGCTATCCTCTAACGACTGATGTAGGTGATCAGACAATTACAGTACCCGGAAAGAAAGCACTCGTACGATCTTCTGATAACAAAGTATTAGATGTTGTTGGAGATCAGTGGATTCCAGTCCAGAACGCAGATGCCTTTCAGTTCTTTGATGATTATGTCAAGGCAGGCGGTATGTCAATGCATACAGCTGGTTCTCTTAAGGACGGACGCATTATCTGGGGATTGGCCAAGGTCAATGAGACATTCTCTCTCTTCGGTGGCAAAGATGAAGTTGATTCTTATCTTCTATTATCAAATCCACACAACTATGGTCGAGGTGTAGATGTTCGCTTTACTCCAACACGTGTTGTCTGTAATAACACTCTGTCAATGGCATTAGATGGTAAGGCGAGTCTTGGTATTTCACTGAATCACCGCCAAGAGTTCAATGTAGAGAAGGTCAAAGATGCTCTGAATGCGGCTTCTCAACAGATGGACACTTATCATGAGGCTGCACAGTTCATGGCAACCAAGCGCTTCAATCAAGATAATCTGATCGAATACTTCTCACGTGTATTCCCAAAGACCACTGGCCGTAACAAGGGCATGACTTTTGCTGAACTCATGGCAGATATGAAGGCAGGTAAGAACGTTCTATCAAGGAATGCATCAACGGCTCTCGAGGTTATTCACACTCAGCCCGGTGCAGAACTTGGTGCTGGTACATGGTGGTCAGCTTACAACGCTGTAACTTACATGACCAATCATACTCTCGGTGTGAATGCAGACACTCGTCTACAATCTGCTTGGTATGGTCACAACAAGAACACAAATATCGAAGCCCTAGGTCTGGCTGTCGAATACGCTGACGCAGCGTAATCATTGAGGCGCGCGGCCATCTTCGAGTTGGTCGGCCTCTTCTTTTACCATCAACGATAGGGAGGACAAAATCATGGATATGGAACAACGCATTACGCTTTGGATTATCATTGGCATTTTATTGACCGCCCTTTAAAGGCCTTGTTCACTAAAATACCATGTTCATTATTAATGTACAGCCCGAAATAATGAACATGGCAATATATTGACCGCCCTTTAAATACACAACACACAACGGAGAAAACAATATGGAAGCAGAATTAATACTACTCGCCGCCGGACTAGCTATACTGGCCTTCTTGTTCATCATGGCTCGAGATAACAGCAGCGGAGTTGTAGAAGGCGATGAACCTACCTACCCTACCTACCCTGCATTGCTAGAATACGATGAACTCATCACTCTGAAAAAGGCTGAGTTAGTTGAATTGGCCGTATTGACTGGCATGTCCGAAGCGGCCGCAAAGAAAGCTACCAAGCCGAATCTGCGAGAAGCCCTTATCGGCCAAGTCGATCCTCGAGTATGATATCAGCTATGTTTGATGACGACGGTGAAGCAAAAGAATTTGGCATCGCGCTATTCTTAGCAGAAATCGATGAACTCTGTCGTGACAAGGAAGTCACGTTCATGGATGCTGTACTGCACTACTGCGAAAAGAACAACATAGAGATTGAATCTGTGGCTGCTTATATTCGCAAGAACGTAGTACTCAAGGCTCGCTTACAGGAAGAAGCAGAAATCCTTAACTACATGCCCAAAACAACTCGTTTACCGATATGAGTGTGACCATGTCAGAAAAACTCGATGCATTCGGTGCGTATCAGAAATATACCGCAATTAAGTTGCATTTCAATTCTGAATCGTACGACTACTTTAAATACAGAGGATCCACAAGAGTCTCTCGGACAAACTTCGAAACTCAGAAGGATCGTTATCAGTATCATAAACTAGCGCAGCGATATCCTCGTTCGTATGACCTCGAGATGTTTTTAGCGGCTTGCTTCTTAGCCTCTAAGACTTCGAAGGTCTATGTACGAGATCTCTTTGATGATGAGTACCAAAAAATCGGAAAAACCTCGCTTAAACATCTTCAGTCTCTGACTTATATGTTCAGATTGGAATTGGAATCTTGCCAACCTCTCGATGAGACTCTTGTCGTAGTCGATGGGGATTATCCAAAACTACTGAAGATGTTTAACAGAGGAGAAATCTCAGCACAATCTCTGATCGTCTTTGATGCTACATGTCAAATATTCGATTACTGGGATAGCGCTATCTCTGATAGAATCGTATGGCCACGGATAAAAAATCGCCTCGAAGCCTATGCGCCGTTTATGAATATAGCTCTGAAAGACAAAGCTCCATTTGCTGAGATGATCAGGAATGCCTGATAAATATTGTTGTACATCATGATACTTTTGGTGTATAATAAAAGCTTATATGATGAGATACACTGTGAAACACATACTGTTAATATACTGTAATACAATGTCTATACAAGGAATAAAATATGGATTTTTCAACTCTTAAGTCGAACCGTAAGTCGCAGTTCGATAAGCTCGCAAAAGCTGCTGACGCAGTCAACAAATCTAATGGTAAGCAAGGTGGCGGTGATGATGATCGCTTCTGGAAACTTACTGTTGATTCTGCAAAGAATGGCAGTGCTATCATTCGATTCCTACCACCACCTAATGGCGAAGATGTACCATTCGTTCGTTACTGGGATCATGGCTTTCAAGGGCCTGGCGGTTGGTATATCGAAAAGTCTTTGACATCTATTGGTAAAGATGATCCTCTCGGTGAATTGAATTCAAAGCTGTGGAATTCTGGCAATGATGAAGACAAAGAAACTGCACGAGCTCAAAAACGTCGTTTGCATTACTTGGCTAATATCTACGTAGTTCAAGATCCCGGTAATCCTGCCAATGATGGAAAGGTTTTCCTTTTTGAATTTGGTAAGAAGATCTTCGATAAGATTAACGATGTAATGCATCCTGAATTTGATGATGAAACAGCGACGAATCCTTTCGACTTCTGGGAAGGTGCTAACTTTCGATTACGTGCTCGTGAAGTAGATGGTTATCGTAACTATGATAAGTCTGCTTTCGATGCACCCTCTGCACTGTCTAATGATGATGCTGAACTCGAAACCATTTGGAAGATGCAACATCCAATTGCTGCCGAGCTTGATGAAAGTAAGTTTAAGACGTACGAAGAACTTCAACAAAAACTGAATCGTGTACTTGGTGGTTCTGTTTCCACTTCACGTGCTGAAGATGTTGAAGTACCTCAAGCACCAGCTTGGACTCCTCCTGCAGCCACTGGCATTGCCGGTGCAACTGATGAGGCTGAGTCTGTGAGTGCTTCGGAGGC